CAAGTCGGAGTCTATAAAGTCAAAGCCTCGTATCTTACGGCTGTATGTAAACTTCATCCAAGCACTTTGTATCTTCTCCTTATTCTGCCAGTAGTACTTGTAAACAAACAGTGTGTAATCGTCATCGCTAGACTTAGCTACGATCATGTTCTCAGAAGCTGTACCTACAAGATGTGTAATGTTAGAAGGTATAAGCTTAGGCACTTGTGCTGTTATCTCATTAGCTTCAAACACCTCAGTATTGTTATCAACAAAGTATTCATACATCCCCTCAAACGCTTCACGCTTAAATGGAAAGTATATGTAGTTACCTAGAGCAACAGGGTCTATATTGTCTGATATGTCGTACTCCGTAACAGGTGATATGCTTACAGTCTTAGGAGTTAACAAGTCAGCACCCCTCAACACAAACTGAGACTGCCTACTAAATAACATAAGCTTCTCTTGGAAAGGCAGAGCGTGTTGCAGTTGTGCTACTTTTGTGTGACTCAGTCCTACATCTATAGGAGCACTGTCTAACAGCTGCTGAGAGGTGGTACGGAAGAAGTTAAAGTATTCATCCGCTTCACTAAAGATAATGTTGCTGTCAGTAAGAATACCCAAACGGTTCTTAAAGAAGAAGATGTCGTTTATAGTAGTGCCTGTAAAAGAAGGGAACGGGTTGGTGTTATTATCTCCCGCACTTCTCCATGCCCACTTAGGTGCTTCTGTTGTATCTTCGTTTGGAGTCTGTAGCTTAAAGGATGTAATAGTGTTTCCTGTAAACACGGGCTTCAACGTAATAGGCATGGTAGTAAGATCAAAAGCATTCTGTAGTGCCTCGTATGTTCCAGTAGCAGAACTATCGTTCCACCAACCTACTGTTTCTACCCAAGTGCCTGTGCCAAAGTTCTCTCCGTCTTTTGTTTTAAATTGTACATAGTAATCATCTTGGGCTAACTCAGCGTCGCCTATTACTTTTACTTTGAAGTTGTTATAACAAACAGTCGGTAGTTCTGTAATATTGTTAACTTCTTTATAAATAACTCCCAATCCTTGATCTGATAAACCGTCAGAAGACCTAACAGAAAAGTCCGAAAGTTCATATAAGTAACTATCTGACCAAGCCTGAGCAGCTGTAATTGTAGCAGGAGCTTCCACCCAATATTCCGTCCAATTTGTACCTACTCCCGGTTCGTTGTCTGCTTGTACTGATGTATGTGGTTTTATTAAAGAGTAGTAAGTTCCACTGTTCTCCACATATCTTACAGATTTTAAACGGATAACACTCTCTTTTACATCTACTTCGTAAGTTGCTCCCGCTACATTTGGTATAACAGTTGAGTCTAAAGAAGGGAAAGTATAACCAAAATCACTAGCATTCGAAGAAGTAACTGTTTGATATAAAGCCCATCCCATCCAATTTGTACCTAACTGAGCATTTATAAAACGCCACTGACCTCTATATATCTGCAACTCTAAAGTAGACGCAACATTGGCATCGTAACCTGTTCCTTGGTGTGTTATTTCTGAAGTGGCGACAGCACCCTCCGCATTTGTTGTTATATATCCTCTAGCTCCTGTACCTGTAGTACCTTGTGTTAAAGTAAATTCAATTTTGTACACCCAATCGTTTAAGTTAGTAGGTGACACAAAAGCAGCATCCCTGACAGGAGCATAAGGTAAACCGTTACCTCCTGATATTCCTGCATTTTGTACAGACTGAGTAGTAGCTGTAGAGTTAACGGAGATGTAAGACTCTATTAGTTGTTTTAAGTCAGAAGCTATTTTAGTAGTATCAGCAGCATATCCACTTTGCGACGCTTTATCAGATTTGTAAGTGGCATCAGCTGGGCTCGGATTAGTGTGACCGCTAGGGGCTAAAAGAGTTACGGTAGTATCGTAAGGCACGAGCGTATCGTTAATAAACACACTGTAGTTCTTTTCGTAGTCTCCTAGCTTTACAACAATTAACGCTTCTTTAGTAGGCACTTCAGAGTAAGTAGCTTCTGCTGTACTTTTTGCTACTACCTTCTTCTTATTAACAAGGAATGTATAGTCAGCAACAGTCAGTGCTTTTAAGTCTTCTCTAGGGTTTGTTATACCGCTTAGGTAACTGGCAGCAGTAGCAGTAGCCTCGACAGGAAACCTTATTCCGTCCTCTGTATTTAACACACCTAAGCTTACATCAGCACCATTCAGAGATACAGCTACTACATACTTGTTCTGCTCGTCTCTCTTAACAAAATGAGTAAACAGGTCGTTGTCTACGTCTACTCTATTCTCTGTCTTTTTAACATACTCAGTAGGTGGTCTCTTCACCAACCCCTCCACAACAGTAGACCAAGCATTTATCTGCTCATCACTTTGACCGGGATACCTTAAATTGTCAGGCTGTTGCGATATGCCTTGGACAAGATTCGGTACACTTGTTACGAGTAACGGCATAGTCTATCTGTCAAGCACTCGGAGTACGCTGTAGTTGTCGAATATAGTTCTGTCAGAAGCTTCAGCGTCGCTGTCTACTGCTCTAGCTTTAGCTTCTATCTCATCCCTCAAAGCAAAGCCTTCTATCTCCCTGCTGCCTAAGAAACGGTTAGCAAAAATACGGGCTGCTTTAACGGTGATGTAATGTCGGAACTGCTCAGGTAAATCCGTGAAGTCCAACTCGAAAGTAATGGAGGCTTTAACCTCCTTAGACCAAACATCCGTGTGATTCTTGCGGTCATACAATGTAAGTCCACGCTGCACAGGGTCTGAGTCTGTATAAATTTGTGGGTCTAAGTCTACCCTTAGTGTGTTACTCGGCAGGTTTATCTTACTCGTACCTGCGTCAGGAGTTAACACATATTCATGCTCCGTATTAAAGTGCCACCCTTCTGATTGGATCGCTCTGTTTGTTTCATCTAATACGGTTTCTGCTTGGACAACTGTTACTGGTACGCTTGTACCTCCTAATGTATTTACTGGAGCTTCTCCTATAACGGAGATCATTGTATTAACAGCGTTTAATTTAGTAGTCAGTGCCATAGCTTTAAATCAAAAAAAGAAAGAGTTCCCGGTAGAGGGGAGCGGAACGAATCGCAGACCTCCCCAGCACCGAGAGAGAGTGTTAGGATACTAATTCGATAGCACACTCAGGACGGAGAACTCCGTGACCCATAGCGTACTTTGCAACGAACAGTGTACCTTGACGCTCGATCTGATACTCGGATTCGGTAGCGAGATCAAGCAGTTTAACAGTTCCGACAGCAGCGGAGTGAGAAACAACACCAAGGGTATTACGGAAGTCACCGTTGTATCCAATACCACCAGCACCGAAAACATCATTGTTAGCTGCTCCGTCACCTGTAGCAACAGCCGATAAATCGGTTGAAGGGATGTGGTTGGATTTGTAGATAGTAATACCTGCAACTTGTGGGATCGATCCAGAAGCGATGCTTCCTAAACCTCCAACGTCTTTATTGACGGCAGAAGTAGAGATCGCAAGCTGACCAGCACCACCAGTGATTAACTTGTAATACTCAGAAGGACGAAGAACGCAGAAACGACCGTCGCTAGGAACGTCATTCTCGTCAAGCCTTTGAGCAGCTGAAAAAAGAGCAGCTGTTAACTGAGCACCTGTGACAGCAGCAGGAGTACCTACAACATCACCAGCGGAGAAGTCGTTATTAGCAACGTCAAGCTGAGAACCAGCAGCTGTAGCAGTTAAGCTAGCCGAGTCACGAGCAGCAGCAATGAATACTTTCGAGATAGCTGTGTCGAAACGAACAGCAAGAGCTTTACCCAACTCGTTAGCGTAAACGCTGCGGATGTCGTAGTGGTTCTTGATGTCGTCGATGTTAGCGAGGAACGTAGAAGCAACAAGCATCTGATCGATGGTGATGATCTTCTCAGTTTTTCCAATATCACTCAAGTATCCTCCAGCACCTACCAAACCGTTAGAAGCAATGCTTTCTCCGGGTGTGTGGTAGTTAGCGGTGGCTACTCCAGTTACTGGGAACTGTGCGGATTTACCGGACTCAATGGTACGGATTGTATGTAAGGGCTTGAAGATGTTAGACTCCTCGAAGGTTTGCAAAATCTCTCCAGAAAACTTCTTGAGAAACAGAGCATCGTTACCACCGGGGACATTATTTTCGTCAAGACCTACTCTACTAGGATTAGTGTTAGACATATTATATAATCTCCTATGTTATAGTTATTTGTTAATGTATTTGTTTGGGTGACTTTCACTTCTTTCGTTAACACAGGATTGTCTACCGCAGTAGGTCGAGGAACTAATCGTCGCTAGTTGTCTATAAAATTATTACTATAAGTAAAGTGATAAAACACAGAGTTGTCAATACTACTGCTTTATCTTTGTTGCTCAACGCTTTATAAATCCTGCGGTATCTTTGCAATTGGAACTTAACCCTTTGCCTTCTTGTGAACGTACCTCGTATATATGATCGGTATGACATTCCATAAGACTACACCCACAAGGCACACCTTTAGCAAGCCATAAAATTCAGTGAGTAAACCGTCAAAGAAGCCGTTATCCATTGATTCATCGAGCTGATTCTTTACTAATTGCTGTACATCTCCCTCACTCAAAGCTTGTACTTGTGCTGTTAAATGTTGGTTTTCTTCCATGTATTTGGATACTTCTCCTATTCCCCATCCAATGGCAGCACCACCAGCAGCAGTAGCAGGGCCACCGATGCTACCAACAGCAGCACCACCTGTAGCTCCTAAGCCCGGATAGAAGGACGCCTTGGAACATCCAGTGAAAAAACCTATGCAAATTAAAAAGCACAGGGGAAAAAGTCTAGAAGTCCAAGGCGTCACACACACATATCTTTATGAATTACCTTACAGTCTACTTACAGAAAGTCTTCTGTCAATCTCTTCGTGGTAAGCTTTATCTCCTGACTTGTATCGAGGGTCAGACTGAGCACGAGCTAGTTCTTGCATTGACTTAAAAGGCATAGTAGAACCACCAGTAACAGCTCCTTGCACCAATCGAGGTGAGGAACCATTAGCTTGTGTATATCTATCATAAAGAGATTTAACTGCGAACTTAGCTTGTTCTTTAGTTCCCGTAGTAACAATATCATCAAATGCATCGATTTCCTCCTGTTGTAAATTATCTTTAGCCCACTCAGCCATAGCGTCAAACTGTCCGTTAGCTACACTCTTTATTTCTCCTTCTTCAGATTGTAACAAAGCTTGTTGACCAGCTGCATAGCTATCGACTAACTCCTTCGGGAGTCCTGCTTTAGCAAGCTTCTCATATGTCTCCTCAGAGAGCTGACCATCGTTTTCAAAGAACTCCTTAGAAGCATCAACAACAGCAGCATTATAGTCAGCGTTCTCGTTATCATCAGGCTTGTCATCCTGTACATCTCCTTCATTGTCTTCAGTAGTTTCTGCTGTTTGCTCTTCGGTAGTACCTTGTCCCATCTTTTTCTCAAGCTCGCTGTACGCTTGTGCCATATCTTCAGGACTCTTGAACTTTTCAGGTAGCCACTCAGGTCTTTCAACTTGTTGCTCCTCTCCAGCTTGTTCTTCCGATATTGTTCCCACAGCTTCTGCTGCGTCATCGGGTTCAACTTCGCTTTGTACTTTCTCATTAATCTCTACTCGGTGTAATTCTGCCATCTCTGTTATTCCTGTGGTTGTTCTGATTGTTGTTGTGATGCCATGTACTGCTCCTGTGCTGCGTTGACGGCAGGTGCG